CTGGAACAGGTCGCTGATCTCCATGACGCCGCCGGCGCCATCGGAGGTCAGCTTCGTTCCCACGCCGGCGGTGCCGGTGGCCAGGCTCTTGAAGTAGGCGCCGCTGCCGGACTTCAGGGCCCAGTAGAGCAGGCCGTTGAAGTTGAAATCCGCGTCCGCGCTGAGGTCGGTGGCGCCCAGGGCGGAAAGCGCCTGGTTGCCAGCGGCGGGCAGGGCGGTGATCTCCACGCTGTTGATCGTGGTGATGGCCACGATCTTCTCCGCGCCGGCCGTGCCGACATACCAGGCATAGCCCACGGCGCCGCGCACGGGGGTGACGGTGGCCGTGATCTTGCTGGTGGTGCCGGTGGTCGTGGTGGCAGCGGTGGCGGAGGGGATGGCCGCGCCGCCCTTGATGCTGTCGGTGCTGCCGTCCGCGTTGGTCTTGCTGATGGTCTGGACCACACCCGCGGCGGAAACCGCGCTGTCCTTGTAGCCCTGAAGGGTCAGGGCCACGCACGCCACGTTGTAGGTGGCCGCGGCGATGGTGCCGCCCGTGCCGGCATTGGCCACGGTGGGGGTGGGCGTGGTGCCCAGGGCGCAGTCCTGGTTCCCGCCGAAGGCCATCAGCTCCTGGGAGATGATGAAGCTGCGCAGCAGGGACTCGGTGGCGCGGGCGCGGGCGTCATCGAAGCCGCGGGCCGCCTGCTCACCCTCGAAGGTGACGGCGTGCTCCAGGCCCAGGGTGACGTAGTTGGCGGTGTAGGGGGTCACGGTGTCCGTGAGCACCGCACCGCGGGCGCCTTCCGACACGCCGGGGCGGACCTTGCCGGTGTTGATGCCGGTCACGGACTTCCAGCGGGTGGCCGTGTCGCCGCCGCCAGGAACCACGGGCAGGCCGTCCAGGATGGGGCTGAGGACGGGGTAGAGGGTCTTGGCGCCCGGCTCCAGGTCGTAGGCGTTCAGGCCGGTGGTGGTGTCGATGCCGGCCTTGCTGACGGGCTCGTCACCGATGGGGGTTTCCTGGGCCTTCTTGATGGCATCCAGGGTCTCGTGGATGTTGGCGCTCATGATGGAGGCCTCCTTTGTGATTCCCCGGTGCTACCGGGTGCGGTTGATGACAGGGCGTCCGCCAGCGGCGTGCGCCTTCTTGATCGCCTCCAGGGCGGTGGTGGGTTCGGCCTCCGCGCCTTCCTCCTGGGACTTCTTCACGGGCTCACCGCCGCCGGTGTCCGCGGACTTCTCCACGGCCACCACCTTCAGCGATCCCTTGGTCTGCAGCTTGGCAATCAGCTTCTTGGCCTCGGCGTCCAGCAGGTCCAGATCGGCCTTGGTGGTCGCCAGATCGCCCTCGGCCTTGGCCAGCTTCTCCTCCAGATCAGCCTTCTCACCCTGGAGCTTGGTGACGGACTCTTGCGCTTCCACCAGTTCGGCCTTGGCCACCTTCTCGGTGTCCTCGTCTTCGTCCAGGCCATCGAAGGCCTTCAGGCACTCGCTGGCTTCGGACATGGCCTTGCGCAGGCCCTTGATGGCGGCCTTGGTGGTCTTGTTGAAGCGGCCCTTTTCCAAGGACTCGTCCTCCTCGTCCTGGCCGGCGGCCTTGGCGGCGGCGGTCACGGACTCGGCCACGCCCATCTGCTTGTTCAGCGAGGCGATCAATTCGGCCACCTCCTCCGCGGCCATCTCCTGGAAGATGCCGGCGCCGGCGCTCAGCCAGCCGCGCAGCTTCTCCGGGATCGGGGAACTGTCACCCTCCCAGCCGGCCTCAGAGGCAGAGCAGGAAGCCAGGCCCGCGATGCTGGACAGGAGGCTGGCGAACCGCTCCACGTCATACATGCCCTTGACCACGGGCTCAGGGGTGATGTTGGTTTCGCCCTCGGGGGCGGGGTTCTGCTCGGTGGCCATGGGGCCCTCCTCTGCGCTGTCGAACTTGGCCAGGGTGATGACCGCCTCCGGGTTCGCCGGGCGGTCCACCAGGGAGATCTCGGTAAGGTGCAGCTTGCGGATGATGCGCTTGTTCTTGGCGTCCCGGCCCCCGTCCTTGGGGATGCCGCCGCCGATGCTGAAGCCCTTGAGCACGCCCGTCTGGACCTTCTTGATGGTCACGGGGTCCACCACCAGGGCCTCCATGCGGGTGATGCCTTCCTCGTCCACCACCAGGCTCATGGCGGTGCCCGCGGCAATGGGCTGGTGCATCTCCCGCACCGCGCCAAATCGCATGTAGTCGGGAATGGCGGCCTTCATGGTCTCGGCCGGCAGGATGTCGCCCTGGCTGTCCTTGGTGGGCGTGGAGGCGATGCCAGACACCAGCAGGGTGCCATCGTCCTGCGCCTCCACCTTCTCGATGGCCCCGAAGATCCTGAAGCCTGCCATGGCGCCCTCCCGGGATACTGTCCACTTTCCGCCACAGGGGTGTGGTTAAAAGTGGACGCCGCAAGCATAGCACCGGCTGGTTTTCAGCACTAGGGGAATCGGGTGGTCAGGATTCGTCCTCGTCCCTGGGGGCCAGGACCGGCAGCAGGTCGCACCTGCAGTTATGGGTTATAATGGAATTGGCGACATACCAGCCGCCCATCGTTTCGAGGTTGTAGATATGGCCCATCCAGACTTCACCCCTGGCGATCTTTTCAAGCTTCACCGTCGATACCAGGCGGGTGAGAGCAGCGTCGATCTCGCCAAGGCGGCGGGATGCCACAGCAGCACGCTCCGCAAGGCCTGGCGCAGGCTCGGCCTGTCCGTCCGAAGTGGAAGTGAGGCCAACGTGATCCAGGCCGCCCGCGCAGGGAAGGATGCCCGCGCAGCACGGGTGGCCAAGGCCCATGATGCCGTCAGGGGTCGGCGCCAGGAATCCTCCCACCGGGAACGCATAGCCGTTACGCGCCAAGCTCTCCAGGTGGGAATCAGTGAGCACGAGGCGCGGCTGCACAGCATCCTGCACGCCCGTGGCGTCCAGTGCGATGTCCAGGCCGCCGTGGGCCCCTACAATGCGGACCTCTTGGCCGGGGTTCCATCGCCGTGGAAGTGTTCGGCGGTCACTGGCACGCTTACGGCCGGCACGCCGCCCGCCACCAGAAGCGCATCCGCCACTTCCTCAATGCGGGTCTCCACGTGGTGGTCCTCTGGATCGCAGGCAAGGACGAAAGCGCCTGGGTCCGCCACGCGGAAGAGGTCATCGCCCTCCTGGAGTTCGCCGGCAGGAACCCATCCGCGCCGCGTCAGTATCGGGTGGTTTGGTGTGACGGCCAGCGGGTCCTGTCCCTCGATGAACAGGCGGACGATCTCCCCTTCAAACCATCGTTCCGTCTGCTTCGTGATGCCCGCGGCAGATACCAGCGTTCCAGGTAGGAAGCAGTTCGGGTGTAGCGGGGGATCGCCCCCGGGGAACTCGCCATCAAGCGGGACCACCTGGCCGTCCAGGGCCACGCAGTCATCACAGACCTCATCCTGCGCCACGCTCCACTGTTTGGATTCCACCACGCCGGTCTCCGCCCAGCCCGCCAGGTTGCCTTGCACGTCAGCGAAGGCGGTCTCCGTCCTGGCGATCATCTCCGCCCGGGCCTCATTGAACAGGGCCCCGTCCTCGATGTGAGCGGCCAATTCATCGTTGGACCAGCCCTCCTCCATGGCCGTGGTCACGAGCCCGCGCAGGCCCTCCTCGGTGGTGGCGTTGATGTTCGTCACCAGCTTGGCCGCGTGCTTCTCCGCCCAGGCGATGCCCTTCTCATTGGCCTGGGTCAGCATGGCCTCCAGTTCCTTGTCCAGGTCCGGGGCAGCCAGCAGGATCTGGCGGATGGCCTGCTCGGCGCCGTCTTCCGACATGGCCGCCAGTTCCTCCCGCAGCTTCTTCTCCAGCTTCTCCCGCTCCGCCTTGGGCACGGTGGCCAGGATCTGGATGATGCTGGGGTGGTCCGCCTTGGCCGCCTTCTCCACCGGGTCCAGGAGACCGGCCACCACCACCTTGCGGACCTTGACCAGGTAGGCCTTGGCCGCCGCTAGGATTCGCTTCTCAGCCCTGCGGACAGCGGCACGGTTGCGGGGAATGGGGCGCAGAGCCTTTTTTTTTTCGATGATCTCCAGGGCCATGGCCACCGCCTTGGCTACCTTCTCCGCTTCATCGTCCGCGGGGGTCTTGGCAGGGGGAAGGCCGGAGGCCGAGTCGCGGTCCTCCCCCTGGGTGGTTCCCGGCTTCTCCCCGGGCTTGCCGGAGTCCTTGCCAGGGGCCACCAAATTGGGCTCGGGCTTCTCGGCCTTGAAGTTTTTCAGGCCGTCCACGATGCCGTTCACTTGATCCTGGGTCAACGCAGGGAAGGCCGCGGTGATCATGGCGCGGGCGCTGTCCACGGGGATCTGCCCGCCGGTCACGCCGGTGACGATGGCTAGGAGGCTCGTCACCTGGGCGCCGTTCAGGGCGGTGTCCTGCACCACCTCGGCGCCGCCGATGGCAGGGGCGCCGGGCTTGCCTTCACCGTCCTCCTCGTCTTCCTTCTTTCCGTCCAGGGGTTCCAGCCCCAGGCGCTCCCGGGCCTCATCCCGCAGCATGATGCCGCCGGCCACGTAGGTGGACAGGGTTGTGGCCTTGGTCCCAGCGTCCACCACCTCCTCATCGTTCCAGGCCAGTTCGAAGTCCGCCGCGTCCAGGCACCGCTCCAGCACCTCGTCCATCACGTTCTTCCACCAGGCCTTCAGGGGCTCCAGGCCCTCCTCCTTGGCGGTCTCCGCGCTGGTCTCCGCCGTGGCTCGGTTGACTTCCTTCACGAGGGCAGACGGGGGCAGGCTGAAGCACCAGCAGATGACACGGGCCAACCACTCGTCAATGGGATCCTGCAGGTTGGGCGGGGTGACGGTGGCCACGGTGGTGCCATAGGGAACCCAGCGGCCATTCCGCCGGGTCTCCACGTTCCCCTCGAGCACGGCGTCCCAGTGTTCCTGGAAGGCCTTGACCTGATCCGAGTCCCAGCCCTCGGGCGCGGTGATGATCGCCTCGGGCATGTTGCCGTGCGTGTAGTAGCTGGTCTGCGAGAGCATCCGGCGCAGGCCCAGGTTGATGATGTTGATGGCCTGCTCCACCCGTGACATGGCATAGACGCGGTTGGGCATGATGTTGAAGGGGGCGTAGATCAACTCTTCCAACGTGAAGTTGGCGGCCGTGCTGCCCTTCAGGTGCTGCTGGAAGGCGGGCTCCGGCGGCAGGGGCACGCGGCCATCCTCGGCCAGTAGCCGCTTGATCGTCGCGCCGTCTACCACTTCGGCCAGGAAGATCCCGGTGCCAGTGGGGCGGGGGTAGATCGTGGCCGCGTCAATGCAGAGGTGGTCCTCCAGCAGGGACCGCTGCCACGGCTGGAACAGCGTCACCCCATCGGGGCGGCGCAGCATCCGCTGCAGTTCCTTGATGCGGGCCTCGGTGGTCTTGGGCTTCAGCTTCCTGTCCCGTGCCACCAAGTCCCACTTCTGCGAGGCCATCTGGTCCTTGCGGGTTTCAATAGCCATGCGCATCAGGTCCAGCCCGCCGCGGGTGGGGTCTGCCACGCGGCGCAGGGTCTCATAGGTGATGGCCACCTGCCCGGCCTCGGACCTCGGGCGCGGGTTCAGGTTCCAGCCGGTGGCATAGTCGAATGCCCGGCCCTTCACCTTCTCGGGGGCCAGCGGCTTCATGGGTTCGCCGGGGCCCTGCCACTCCGTGCCGGCGGGGGCCTTGCCGGACACGCGGGCGATCATGGAGGCTTCAATGGGGGTGATCTTGCTACCTGGAACCGGCGTGGGCATCGCTTCCCTCCTGAGGGATGAACACCCGCGCCAGCCGCTCAAAAGCCTGTTGCCGGGTCACGGGGAAAAGGAACTGCCTGGTCAGGTCCGCGGCATAGGCGTCCAGCAGCTTGCCCACATCCTCGGGGCACTCCAGTTGATCCGCCTTCGGTTCGGCCATGGGTTCCTCCGCCGACAGTTTATCCCCCTGCGGGGTTCTCCGCACCCGTTGATCGTTGCTTCATTTTCAGTTCCTCGGCCTGCTTGGCGTAGAGGTCGAACACGCCCATGTTGGAGGTTCCGCGGGTCGCATACTCCAGGGCCCCGGCGAAGCTGTCCACCTGGTCATCGTGCAGGGCATTGGGGAAGGTGGCCAACTCGTCCACCCAGTCCGATCTCCAGGCCGCACCCTCGGGGAGGTAGACCAGCTCCGCCTCGCAAAGCGGGGTGATGGCGTTGGCCCGGGCGATCTTGTCCCGGTCCACCTGCTGGGGCAGCAGGGGCAGGCGGGTCTCCCGCTTCAACTCCTGCAGGGCGGACTGGGCGCTGGCCTTGTCCTCCACCGGGATGGCGCGGGGCTTCCACTTCGCAGCCTGATCCTTCATGGCCGCCTTCAACTCGGGATACTGGACCTTGTGCCGCCACACCTCCAGGACGTAGTAGCGGGATGGGGCGATGCCCAGGGTGGTGCACACGCTGTAGTCGTTCTGCTCCCCGTCCTTGAAGGCCGTATCCCAAAACTGAATCACCTTCGTGATCCCCAGGTCCTTGATCAGCTGGGCCGGCTCCGCGCTGGTGGGCTTGTAGTTCTGCCACCACTTGCGCTGGAAGATCAGGCCGGTGGCCGGGGCGGGGCGCTGCTGGTGCTGCCCGGCGTAGCCCGCGGACCCGAGGCGGCGGCGCTCCTGGGCCACCACGTGGGGCGGGAACCGGGCGGGGAAGAAAAGCTCCCCCTCCGTTGATCGTGGGTCCGTCCAGCCCAGGCCGGTGGGCTCCTTGTCCGCATCCTTCTCCTGGGGGCGCTCCCACTCCTGGCGGATCAGCAGCACGTCCCAGTCCTCCCGCTCCTTGCCCAGGATGTGGCCGGTCAGGTCCTCCTCGTTCAGGC